TACGACACACCACCATTCGCATTCGCATTGTTGTACCCACGAAAAACCACACGGCAGGCTGCGGTAGATATATAGTATTTATCGCAATAATACGTGCTGGACGAACCGTTTGCAGTCCCAACTGGCACCATATCCATATACTTGCCGTGTGCGACACCCGCTATCCATTGGTCGCTCGAAGTTTTTCCTTTGACAAAACGGGTGCTACCGTCTGGCATCCAGATACGCCACTTACCTTGGTTAGTGCTGTCATTAGGTAAATCTACGCCGTCCATCATGTCGTACTTATGGCCGTAAATGTCCTCATAGCCAAGGCAACAGATATTGTTTACCTGGGTCACGGTCGGAGAACCATACTCGTCCTGGCCGCGATACCAGGCGTACTGGTGGATAGAACCGTCCACGATGGAATTCGTGATCTTGTCGTCTATTTTATACGCTTCATCATAACCGATCGTATCCTGCATACCGTAACCTGCCGTACCGCCCGTTATGCGGTTGTTCGTATGCTGACCGCCTCCGCATTGTTCCTGGCTGTCACGACGCCCATAACGGGCATAAAACAGGTTCGCGATACGCGAGTGCATCAATGCGTCTATCTGTTGCATACCACGTTGCTGGCTATAATAATGGAAGTCGATCCAGTTCATGCTGGCCGTCGTGGAATTACCCGTTATGCATGAACGCAACTTGCTACCTACCACGCTGCTACCCACCACGGCGCAAAGGTGCTCCTCGTTGGCCACCCAATCGGGCTCCATATCCTCGATCTTGTCGCTGTTACTTAGAACCACCTTGTCAAACTCGGCCGTGTTCAGGATCGAGAAGTGCAAGGCAGTGGCGTCCTCCGGAACATCCGATATCAAGTACATGCCGGCCTCGAACTTCAGACCGATCGTAGGGACCACGATGGTTTTGACCACGTTTCCGGAGCCGTCAACAAATAGACTGCCGACCAAACCCGTACCGGGAACACTCGGAAAACGTACACGCTTATAACCTTGCACATCCACCTTGCAGACCGAATAAGTCTTGTCCGTGCTATAGGAGTCTTTCAGCGTGGGTTTGCCGCTCAAAAGTTTGCGCTCTGTAAGGAAACCGCCCTGCGTGCCTTTGATGTCATCCAACGTCAGCACCGTCACATCCGGAACGGGAGGCATATCGTCGGGACCGTTAGAACTGTAACAGCTGTAATATTTCTCGTTCAGGTAGTCATTAATACCTTTCGACCAGAAGAACGGCTCGTACATCATCCAGTCGCCCTCGCTGCTGTCAAGTTTGGCTGCGCTTCCGTCGTAGTATTTATTACTGCTGGTATCATCCAACGGACAATAGGTCATTTCACCGTCCGGATTGTTCACGTCAACCGTCTGGCCCGCCATCTCCACTTTACGGCTCGTGGGTTTCTTCGTCACCTTGGCAAGCACACGGTGGCGCTTCTTGAGGATCGCCGCCACGTGGGCATTCATGACGTAAGTATTGCCATACTTATAACCGGTCTCGTTGTCCGGGTTGGAGATATTGGCGTCATCCGATACGCTCTCGTCCGACTCGATGATACTGTAGGCCGGTTGTACGATCTCCAGTTCCGGGTATCTCTCCCTGTATCTGTCCGCCTCTTCGTCCTCCATGTACTTTGTCAGGCGAAGAGTTCCGCGCAAGCCGGAATGACGGTTGTCTATCGCCCCGCTTGACGTATAAGTGCCGTAGTCGTAATACTTCTCGAGTAACGCGCCGTTATCCTCCAGGTCTATCTCGATGGCGAAACGTTCCAACTTACCGGCTCCGGACTCCTTGGCAGCGTGGAGCCGTTCCAACAAGGCAAAGCCGTCGATACCGGGGCAGTTCGCAAAACGGTAGCCGGTAACGTTCGCCATGCTTTCCATGTTAAAACCGCTTTCCTGCAATTTAGGCAGGTGCTCCAAAAACAATTCCTCCAACGTGCCGGGAAGCTCCAACTCTACAAGCGGGGCACCCGTGGCCAGCTTCAAACGGGTAACGCCTGTGCCTTGCAGGTTCAGTTTCTTCAAACGTGCCTGCCAGCTCAAATCAAGCGTGGCCGCATTACCATTGTCACCGTTACGGGCCAGGAGGTTATTCTTCATGTTCAGTTCCTCCAACAGGGTCATGTTGGAGGTGGAGGTCATAAACGAACCGCTGCGATAGCCGCTGGCCGTTTCCACGCTCATATCCAGTTTCACAAGCGACGTAAGCAGTCCGAAGTTGAAGCCCACGGCGAAGGCGTCCTCGTGCCAGACCAGTTCCTTGATACGGGCCGCGCCGATTATCTTCAACGGGTCGTTCTCGCCGAACGCTCCCTTTAGCTGCAAAGTATGAGGGGCGTCGGCCTCTACCAATCCGCTGTCCGCCTGGACACCGTTCGAGGTACTGATCTGTACACGGTACGGGATGGTCAGGGCGAACTGCATCGGCTTCAAGATATACCCGGCATCCAAGGAGGCGGTGGACTGGTAGAACTGCGCCCCCAACGTGGACACATAGCCGTATTCCACCTGCTTGAGGTCATAGCGTCTCTTGATGAAGTAACCGCGGTGAGCCTTCAATGAACCTTTCAGACCGTAGATTTGCGGATAGGTCTGTTCAGCGCCGTCGGCACCCACCTTCATCGGGTTAAGGAACGGATAAATATATTTGAAGATACCGCTCTTGTTATAAAGCCGTGAACACCACTTCTCCATCTGCTCCTTATCGAAATGGTCGGAGGCTTTCTGTACGCTGAAGGCCGACATGAAAGAGGAACCGCCGTTATAACCGCTTACCATGATCTCCTCCATCAAATCACGGAAGTTCGCCAGTACCAGGTTCCAGAGCCAACTGTTATGGCCCTGCATCACATACGCGCCGTTACGTTTGGTCTGGCGGTTGTCGTCATATTCACCGGTGAGGAATGTCTTGTTATCCGATCCCAGCTGGCTGTCCCCGTCATAATAGGTCGTGTACCAGATCACGCCGTCCCACGTCCTCAAAAGCATGTTCTTCGCCAACTGGTCCACGCCCAGGTTAAAGTCGATATACTGGTAGTAGGCGATCAGGTAAGGGATATTGAAATACTTCATGGCATCCCTTTGGAAAGTCGGGCTCTGCCATTGGGCCGACGGGAACTTGTCGCCGTCATCCGTATAGTCCACGCCGGTAAAGGTATGGGTGGCCGTGTCGTACGCCATCCGCTTGCAGGCCTTGGTCTCCTTGGCGCATGTATGGACGAAAGACATCATGCGGTCTACGGCCTTATACATTTTGTCGTATGTGTCACCCGTTCCGAGGTGGTCTTTCAGGTTGGGTTCTTCGGCTTCGTCACCGCCACCGCCGGACCAGAAGGTGTCCTTCGGGTGGTTGAACTCAAAGCCGCCATCGAAGTTGGTATCCATGAAGTCGGTATGGTCTGCCTCTCCGGACGGCAGCCAGTGGAACAGGCAAAGGTCGTTCGAGTTGTTCAGCGTCTCGATACAGATCGGCAGGTATTCCTTCTTCCCGGCCTCGCCGGCTTCCAGATAATTCAAGGTGTCACCCTCGCCCCAGGTTTCAGAACCGATGGTATCGTCCTGCCCGAAGATCGGGTAACTGTCGCTTTTCTCGTTGTTCATGTTATACTGGCCATAATACACGAGGTCGTCGGACGAGGACTTCGCGACGAACAGGTCGCACGGCATACCGTCTATCGCAGAACGGATGTCATCGTCCACCCCGTGATCATCGGCATACCTCTGTGCAGGAGTGAGCAAGCCCATTTCCTTCAGCCCGTCATGGATGAATTTCGCGCCACCCGTATTGGTCGTCATGGAGGAGTCCGAGAAGTCGCACTTCGCGCAGGCCAGCTTCGCACCGACGGAGTCCTTGCGCAGCCTGAACAGGTTCTTCTTCCCCTCCGTTGCCGTCGGGCTGCCTTGCTGCCCGTTGCCGTCAATCTCCCCGTAGCTCATACGGGCGGTGTATCCGCTCGCCGTCTTCTGGAAATAGAAACGCAGGTTCTTTCTCGCGTAGTTCACCGATGACGTTCCCTGTATGCGCAGGAATATGTCATGGGCTATCCAGTCCAGCTCACGGTTCTCACCATTGTAGAAACGCACCTCACGGCACAGCTTGTTCGCCTTCTTGTCGTTCAGCTGCGCCAGCGCGTCCATCACGTTCAGCGTGTCGCTCCCACTGGGGATCTCGCTGCCTACGGAACCCGAACCGATCAGCACCAGGATAGAGTTCTTGCGCTTCGCGATAATCCCTGTTAGCTTGTCCATGCTTACTGTATCCCCCTCGCCCAGCACACGGTTTTCCTCGTCAAGCGTACGCACGCCTTTCTCCTCCTCGACATCTTCAAGGTGGTTCCGGTCCACTATATAGTTATTCAGAACCTCGTCATCCGTCAACGCCTTGTTATAGATGCGGATGCTCTTTACCGACAAATCGGCACCGGTGGAGTTGAACTCCAGTTCGCTCTGGATGTCGAAATTCACCTTGTCCAGCCATTTGGAGGCCGCCGATTCCTCGCCGTTCACATAGAAACCGATGAGCGTCCGTTGCTCGTTCGTCTCCGTGACCGGATAGAACACGTAAGTGATCCTGATGTTCTTGCCCGGCTCGAACTTCGTTCCCACCGAATCCTCATAGCGGATCACCTCACCGGCATCCACAGCCTCCGTCACCACGCCGGTAAGGAACTTCGCCTCCTCGGGAGTGACGACCAAACCGTAACGGTTGCCGTTCGACAATTTACCCAGACAGGTGATCAGTTCGGCTTTGGTGTCCGTCACGTTGTCGGTGCTATATTCGATCTCCAGTGTCATGCCCACGTCACGGATGCTATGGCCGACCGGTTTGTCCGCCTCGTTAAAAGGCCGATAACCGCCATCGGCCGTAAGCGTCATGCCGGCACCGTTGCTGAGCAGCAGGCGGTCTTTATACCAGCCCGAACCGGCACCGTTCTGGTTTACGCTCCAAAGCATATCCTTAAACGTCATGTACTTGTCACCGCTTACCCAGGAAGCGGCGTTGTTCTCCGTATTACTACGCCCAAAAGCATCGAACGTACAGACCGCGTCAGGCGACAACGTGGCCTCGATGTCCGGATGCGAGGTCGTTACCACGTCAAGCGTAACTTCCGCCGTGCCACAGGTCAACGTATAATCCTGCGGTTCGGTGTTTACGTTCGTCTTACCATAGCTGCCCGATTCGCCACGAAGCAGGCGGTCTTCCTTCAGCCTGGTACCCGCGCTCTCCACCTTGACAGCCGCAATGTTGCTTAGACGGTCGTAGGCGGTGTACGTGAAATTCCAGGCGGTGAACTGTTCCGCCCTCAAGACGGGCTTCTTCCAGTCCGTTTGAAAACCGTTTGAGACGTGACCGAACATCATTCCAACGTAGTTCGACACACCACCCGCCTTCAGCAAGGAGATATAATGCACACGGCTCATGACACCGGAGTTCTCGTGCAAGGCATAGGCCTCGACCACGTTCAGACCTTCCCGCATGGCGGAAAGCGGGACGGAGATGTTCTTCGATTGCAGGCCCGAACCGGAAGACAATTGCAGCGTGGACGGCACCCCGCCGTTCAAACGCCAGTGGATGTTCTTCTCGCCTGTTGTCCCCTTGATCGTAAAGGGGATATTCACGTCGTTCCTGTAGCCGCCATCTGCCACGCCGTTACCCACGTTGTAGGTGGTCTCCATCGTCATGGCCACCATCGTCACACGGGCCGTGGCGGTCTTGGTCAATTCCTTGCCTTCATAAACCGCACGCGCCTCCACCTGTATCGTGTAAGTGGTCGCGTCTGTCAAATAGCCGGAAACATCGAACGTATAGGATTGCCCGGCCCTCACGCCTATGAACTCCGCATCCTGAAAATCCGGAAGGACGGTTGCGCCACGTTTCACGATGAGACGGGCGCTCAAATCCGAATATCCGCTGACCTCGCTTCCTCCCGCCGTACCGACGCCCACGGCATATCTCACCACGAAACCGGTACCCAACGACAAATACTGGGAAGCGGGCAAGGAGGAACCCGAGGCATCGGCCAGGTCTATATTCACCACCACCTTGTCATCGTCCGTGTACTTGGAAAAGCGTACCTCCCTGTCGCTTTCCCCGCCTTCACTATCCTTCTGCGTGACTGTCATCACGTACTGCGTGCCGTCCTCGCTGTCCGTCACGTCGATATTCGTCACGGTGCCCACCAGCGAGGCGAACACCGCGCCGCTCGTTGGGGCTTTCGTCTCACCGGCGGCCAGCTCCTCCGTAGGGGTGGCCTTGTCATCAATACTTTTGATATAGTTCTCCACCAACCGGCCGCTCACAGGAAGATTACCCGTGGACTCGTCACCGGACCAATTGGTCTTCTGCATGTCCAGACCGTCCTCGTCATATACTTTCTTTGCCATATCGTTATTCTTTAAAAGTTATTTCATCCGTTTCCATCCGTCCGTCCGGCTCCAGGGTTTGTCACTCTGCCAAAAGCCCGCGCCGAAACAACTCCTTATCGCCTGCCAAACCAACTTGGCTCCTATATAGACCGCCGCCACCACCCGTTCGCCTGCGCGGATGGCCGTCACCTCCTTGTTTCCAACACTTATCATGCCTATTCCTCCTCGTAAATCAGGTAAATGGTCTTGCTGTCCTTTTCCTGAAGACTTTCAAACTCTTCCTCGGTCATCTCCTTATGTTTGTAACCTTGGGCTATCGCGTCCTCGGCCTTCTTCGCGGCCGCCTCCGCCTTTGCCGCCGATTCACCCGCCGTCTGGATGGCCTTCTTTGTCTCCTGCGTGGCCGCTTCCATTTTCGGGGCCAGTTCCTCCACCCTTTCAGCGGCCTCGATCGCCCTTGCCGCCGCGTCATCGGCCGGTTTGGTGAGCAGATTGACAGGGACGCTCACCAGCTTGTCACCTTTCTGTCCCGGCAGGGATTTGACCCCGCTCAGCGAGCCGACCGTCTCAAGGGATTCGACACTCTTCGATTCCGCCTTGACCGCCTCCAAAACCTGGGCGATATCCGATTCTGTCAGTGCCATGTCAAACCCCTCCCTCTATCAGTTCATAAACCTGGCCGTAACCGCCGGCCGTCAGGCTCTCGCCGCATACCTCCTTGATAAGCGTACCCTCCTCGGTGGTGACCTCCAGGATTCCACCGCCCTGGATGATACGCTGGCACAGGACGTAAGCCTTGAACTTCTCATCACGGCCTACCGGTTTGTCTTTTCCGTAATTGAACAGAGCCTCCGCCACGGCGGTGGCGATGTTGTCGCCGCCAAGCTCGTTCCCGTCAAAGCCCCTGAATCTCCTGTTTAAGTCAACTTTCATATCTCTTTGGTTTTAAATGTTTATTCCCCTGTATAGCCGACTATGATGCCGCCCCTCACGATAAGTCTTATTTTGTCAAGGTCGGGATTCTGGTCGGCACCATCCCCCCAGTTCACACCCTCGTTATACACGTATGTACCGTCGGAATTGCGGCTCTTGATGTACCGGAACCCTTTCGACGCGCAAACATCACTTATCAATCCGTTACCGGTGTCCCTGACATCTACCGGACCGACAAAGAACCCGGCATAGGTCATACCGCTGGCCGGGTAGGTTAAAGAACCTGTCGACGCGTATATGGCCGCCCCACCGGATGTCGCCCCGACCGACTTCACTCCGAACCGCCCGTCGGTGGCGCCATTGAAAGCCACGTCCACGATCCCCTCCGCCGAGGAACTCGCAACTCCCAGTTTCAAACTCCGGGAATCGTTTCCGAAATAATCGCGGCTCTTCCAATACAAACGGCCGTAATCGATCGTAAAGCCACCTATCTTACCGCCGCTCGCCTTGACAGTACCGCTGATGTTCGCGTTCCGGGTCTCGATACTGCCATCCGTTAACACCTTGAAATTGCTATTTGCTGTTACAAGCCCTTCCAGCTCAATTTGGTCAGCCCGGATGGTAACACCGGAAACAAGGTTGCCGAACTCATCACGCTTGACATAGACCTTCAAATCCGCGCTCTTTACAAGTCCGTTGCTTGTAACGCCCTCAGCGAACAGCTTGGAGAAATTGGCGGTAGTCACCAACCCTGATTTATTCCGCAATTCCCCGTTCTCATCGAAATGGGCAGAAATCAACCTGTTATATTTGGCCGTCGTGATGATGGAGGATGCCTCCAGCACATTGCCGTCCTTGTCAAAATTCGCGGCGGCGATCCTGAGCATCTTATCCGACTGATCGAAGAACGTGGCATACTTATATGCCAGGGCATCCGTCCGGTCTGTCGAGAACACCAACAAGGACACTTGGATAACACCCGTGAACGACAGCTTGAAGTCACCGGTCCCGTTCCACAGCCCGGAATGGTTGAATACCTTCTCCCCACCGACCGGCAAATCACCGTCGTAAGCGAACATGTTGAAATTCTCGTATCCGTTCTTGTTGGAATTGACAAACTCGATACGCAGGTGTCCGGCCTCGATCACCTTGTAATGGAAGGACAGGTAGACATAGCCCGGAATGCGAAGCCCGTCCCCGTTCAACTCCTTGAAATCTGGAATCGTGCGGAAATCCCCGTTCTTCTGCATGATATAACTGTTCGTTATCCTGACGTAAGGAACCTTGCCGGTCTTCACGACCTCCACGTTGCCGTTCTCGCTCGATGACAACAGTTTGTTACCGGCAAGAATCCACTTGCCGCCGAAAGTCAGGAACGCGGCCTTGTACCCGCTTATCCATTTACTCATCCCCTCGGTAAACGTGGTATTGTCGAAAAAGCTCTGCTCCTCCCTCACCTCGTCGCGCAGACCCTCCACGGCTGATTGTATCTTACCCTCCGTAATTTCAAATTTCGTCAGGATATCCTCGCCGGTCATGAGGACGAACGTACCTTTCAAATATACGTTGTCACCATAGAGACCGTTCCCGTGTGGTTGGCTATTCGCCGGGAAAGCGCTGTCCTTGATACCGTCAAGATTACCCACCCGGCAGCGCAAACAGCCGTTGAAGTTTTTCGCATTCACGCCGTCCAGTATGTCAACACGTGGCTGGCCGTCCTCGGTGGCCGATATGCTGATCAGGTTCTGCCGGAGCGGGTTTTCCGTGTTACCCATCAGCACGCACTCATCACCCGCCTTCGGTTCCGTTCCGCCAAACTCCCTCTGGGGTACCGTTATCCCTTCCGTGTCGCCTTCCGACACTTCCACCCAGTAACCCCGAATCTCCGCCCCCGTAAAAACGGCACAGCGCATCAGGTCATGCGCCACGAACGTGTTCTCCTGCTCAAAGGTGATACGATAATTATTCCCCTCCCTGGTCACGGTCTTGATCTTTCCATTAGCAGCGGAAACGACTAACTGACCACCCACGCTACGCACCTTCTCGATCAGAAGTTCCATAGCGACCAGCGTCTGGCGGACGGTGATCTTGTCAATCGTAAGGTTGCTGAGTCCCGTTATTTTATCTATCCATAACTGCCAGCCCTCGCCGAACATACCGTCCACGAAACGGGTACTGCGGAGCAATTCCCGGATAACAGCCGTCAGAAACTCGGCGTTCCCGTCGCCGTCAACATTGCCCCCGGATTCACCGGCTTTGTAATTGCCAAAATAAACCCCTTCCAAAAAACCGATCACCTCGGCTGCGGTATCCCGATGGCGTTTGCTTAGGAACTCCCTCTGGCTTCTTTTCGCAGAGAAAAGGTTGTTGTCCGTGGGCAGAGTGTTGTCGAAGCTCCGGATAATATCAGGAAGCCCGGAACTTTCGGCCTTGGCTTTCGTATAGCTTTTTAGTTCCCCTATGCTGTCGTTTACCCTGTCGAATTTCGATACCTGCAGGGCGTCGCTGATCTCCAGGTCCATCTCCCCGGGAAGGTTCACCTTACGCGTGATCTTCGTAATGCGGCTCCTGCGGTAACCGTCTTTCGGGAAATACTCCGAACTCTCCAATTTTACACGCCGGCCGACAAACAAATCTGCCTCCTGCTGCTCGATCCACACATGGTCGGTCGGAGCCTTGTAAGCGGCGATATCCAGCCAGTGGTCCTTATTATATTCGTCCACCGCAGTCGCAAATTCCTCCTCTGCCAACCGGTAATATTCGTCCGGCATCCGAATGTTCCAAAGGACATAGGTATCCCCGGCCTTCGGAACAAGCTTGCCGCCCGGAAGCTGCGTGTCATCGCCGTAAGGCCAGATCGTGATGATCTCGAACTCACGGGTGGCGCTATCGAAATTCACCTCGAAATAATGATCGTCCCCCTCTCCCAGCCCGGAAAGGTCACCGCTCTGGAAGGAGACGCGTTTCGTCTCACCGGCCAGTTCATAATCGTTAGGATCGAAATCCATCCCGCCATCCTTGAAGTAATAGACGGTAAAGGTCTTACCCTCCTCATTCGTCACCTCCTCACTGCGGACACTGCTTACCGTTCCCACCCGCCGGGGATAGATACCGCTGAAGGCGGCCTGCTCGTAGTGGTCATAGATACCGTACTCGTCCACGCCCACCTCCACGTACTTCTTTTTTCCGGGGAGCATCAGACGGGGGCTGCCGTACTTCTCGGCATCGATGTTCCGGCTGCTGCCGATCGGAAAAAGGCGCGTGTAAAACTTCGCCGTATTACTCGTATCCCGCTCCAGGGAGGTCAGCCCCTTGCCGTATCCCAACGTGATCTCCTCGCCGTGCTCGCAACGGCACACGTTCACCGTCTGCCCCTCGACCCACCATTCGGCCTTGCCTCCCACCTTGCCGGCGATCTCCTTCAAAGCCTGGTCGCAGTACATACCTTCATAGTCGATCACGATAAGATCGGTACCGTCCACCTGCCCCACTTTCCAGTCGGTAATGTTACCCATGCCGTCGTTGATGGCCTTCACCACCATCGCCACATGGTCCCGCGGCGTGGCCGTCAATGTAAACAGGGGATTGGTGTCACCATCGGTAGTCTCCAGCACGAGAAAACGCCTGATCAGGCTCTCGATACCGTACAGCTTCAGGTTATACTCCCACTCGCTACCGCTTTTCTCTTTCGGGGTGTACCGCTCCGTCAGCCAGTACCGCTCGCCCATGTAGTCCGTGAAGTCACCTACATCAAGAGGGATATGGGCATAATGCGCGAAGGAGAGCGCCAGCACGTTGTCGCCCTGCACCTCCTTGCTCTGCGTCGAACTGTCACTTGCAGCCACGTCCGCACGCTTGGCCCCGGCTTTATCGTATATCGTTAAAAGCATATTCGAATCGTCTTTGAATGGTTATATAATCGGTACCGGCTCGCGGAACTTCACCTTGAATTTCCCGGCGTGGACCCCTTCCTTCCACAAATAGGTCAGCGGGGTGAACTTCGGGCTGTCCGTGTATTTCACGTGCAGGGTCAGATCAAGCTGGGGAAACGCGATGTCGAGCCACCCGTCTTTCCCTTTCTTCAGGAAATTGATGAACGCGAAGTATTTCCGCAGCCATCCCTCCTTTGTCTTGTTATACAGGGCAAAGTGCAGCGTCACGTCACGCGCCTCGTTCCTCGGGGTAAGGACCGCGCTGTATTTCTCCCCGTCCTCCTCCCGTATGTCCACGGCCGTCTCCTTCTTCGTCTTGCTCGGGGTCAGGATCGCCGAGAGGTTATCCATGCCACCGCGCCGGTCCTCCACCAGGAACACGCCGTATTCCGTCCAGATGTCCGTGCCGTTCACCAGCACCAGCCCGCCCAATATATCTGCCATGTCATTTCACTTTTAGTCCGTCACGTATCATTTTCTTTATCTCATCCTTTATCTCGCCCAGGTGTCCGGCGCTCACACCGGTGTTCTCGGCTATCCGGGCCAGATGCCCTTCGGCCGTGTCCATCTTCTCCACCACGCTTTCCAGCCGGTCGTCCATGCTGCTCCAGTGCTGCAGCCCGCTGGTGAACATACCCTCCAGCTTCGTGCCCTGGTCCTGCGTCATGGCCGTATAGCCGCCCGCTTTCGCGCTCTGGCTCGTACCACCTTGCTGCGTCTTGTCATAACCGGTGGCTGCCGCCAGTTTGTCGCGCAGGTCCACCGCCTCTTCCACATACCGCAAGTATTCGTCGGCCAAAGCCTTCCGTTCCGCTTCCGTCAGTTCGTTGTCCTCCATGGCCTTGCCGAACTTCTCCCACCAGCCTTTCAGTTTGTCGCTGTACATCTCACCGATCTTGTTGCTCAGCATCGCCCGCATGAAGTACTCGGATATATCCTCCGCCGCATCCTTGGCACCGTACTTCATGTTCATCAGGTTGTCGATGAAGCTGCTGTACATACCGTCGAACGAAATGCCCGTCAGCCCTTCATACAGCCGGTCGGTCAGTTCCTCCAGCTTGCCGGCCTGGTCTATGTAGTCATCCAGTTTCTCGGTCAGTCGCCCGCCATAGCCACCCTTGCCGGTATTCTGGATTTGCGTCCACATGTCCACGTTGCTTCGGAGAGCCTTCATCTCCTCCGGGCTCAGGCTCCACAAGCTGCCGTCCCACTCACGGCCGATCTGTCCGCTCAACTTGTCTATCTGTGCCTGGCTGAAACCACCCCAGTAGTAGTTCCAGGAATGGTGGTTGCCGTGGTAACCGGCCTGCGCCATCGCCATCTGAAGGTAGTTGGAATTCGTCTCCTGCTGGTATTTGTACGCATCACGGTAGGCGGTGACAGATTTTGTTCCCTTACTCGCCTCGATGGTATCGGTCAAATCCTCGATGGAGGTTTGCAGCTTCTCGTTCCGGTCAGTCAGCCGGTCCATCGTATCCTGCACCTCTTTCGCGTTGCTTCCGTTCCAGTTGATGGTGCCGCCCAGACTGAACAATGTCTTCACCGCGCCGCTTACCGCCTTGACACCACCGGTAATAATGCTCATCGGTTTGGTCAGGTCGATGCTTTCCAAGCCGTCCAGCGTCTGCCCCAAACCTTCCAGGTATTCACCCATCCATTCCGGCGGATCGATACCGAACTGTTCCACCAGTCCCAGCAGGTCTTCTGCCGCTCCCACGTATTCCTTCACCTGCCCCACGCTGCCGTGCAGGGCGTCCGTTGCCTCCGCCAGTGCCCTCTGCTTCGCGTTTCGGGCGGCATCCAGTGCGGCCCGGGCGTTCTTCTGCTCGGCTTCAGTCCCTTCTTCCACGGCCTTGTTATAGGCTTCCTGGGCCTCCTTGACGGATAAGGTCGTGGATTTTACCCGCGACATGGATGATTCCAATGCCGCAAAGGGATTGCGCTCGCTAAGTTTCCTGTCGATGGCGTCAATGGCACGTACCAGGTCTTTCAGGCTGTCCGGCTGCAAGTCCTTCTGGGTATCGATATATTCCTTCAGACGGGTACGGAGGGATTGGAGGCTTTCGGAGGATACCTTGTCGAGGTCCCCGAATACGGCTTCCCAATTCAATCCGTCCTTCAATTCCTTCAGATCAAGACCGGCCATTTTTTCCTTCAGTTCTTCCTGAAGTGTTTTCCGACCGCCTTCCGTGGTAGCTTCCGCGATACGTTTTTCATACTCCTTGGTAATGGCCAGTTTCTTTTCTTCATAGCTCCCATATTCCGCCAGGTAATCACGCATGGCCTGGGCTTCTTTTTCCCTCTCATCTTCAAAAATGGCAGCAAGAGCCGCGCTCCGGTTCTTATCGTTGGAGTCGCGTGCGCCGGCAAGGGCATCCCTCTGACCGGGAGTCAAGCCATTGCCACCGGTGGAAACACCGGCTTCCTTGTTTTCACGTTTCCATTCAGCCTCCTGACGGGCTATTTCTTCTTTTCTTCTGTTATAGTCGTATTCGATCTGTGCCAGTTTCTTTTCAGTGCCGTCTTTCATCCGGTCTATGTATTCCTGGGCGTTTTCCGCCTGCAACGCGGCAAGTTCCCGCGCCAGCCTGCGCTCTGTAGCCATACGCTGCTTGGCTTCCGTTTCCGATTTTTTATCGGACTGTTTAGGATCGGAGTGTCCGCCGATGCCGGCCTTTTGCTCAAGCTCTATACGTTCTTTTGTGAGGTTTTCAGCAGTCTCAATATAACCATCGTATTCTTTTCGCAGCCGCTGCAGTTCCTCCTCTTTTTTCCAACGGCCGTTATTATTCTGTTTGTAGAATCGGTCGGAAGAAAAGAAACGGTCTACCTTTCCGCCATAGCCCCACCAGGTATCAAACTCACTTTCATCCTTCGCCTCCGCTTCTGCAATCTTTTCGTCGACTTCCGATGCTTTTTTTACCAAAATCTGAACTTTCATCTGAAGGAATAGGGATTGTACATAGTCCTCACTTTTCTGCAGGATGGTATCGTACCACTCGGAAAGGGTTTTATAATAACCGAAACTTTCCCCGTATTTGCGGTTCAGTTCCTCCACCTTCGCCTTTTCCTGTTCCTTGCTGCCGGTGAAGTTCTTTATCTCATCGGTGACCGATTTCAGCTCAAAGCGGGTACGCACCATCTGGGCGCGGCCGTCCTTCTCGATCTCGGTCATTTCCTTCAACGAGATCGAGAACTCGTCCACGCCTTTCTTGGCGCTGAACAAATCCTTCGTCCACTCCACGGTCTCGTCACCGTACATCACAAGCAGCATGATGCCGGTCGTAAGTGCCGTCTGCCAGGAAAAGAGGGAAGAGAGCACCTGCTTCCATACCGGCGTGCCTTTCTGTCCCGACTTCCGCAGCTCGTCGTATTCCTTACGGGCACGGGCCAGCTCATCGGTGAATATCGGCAGGTTGTTGCTGATGGCCAGAAAGAACATCTGCGGGCCCATAGCCAGCGAGGGCATCTCACGCGCCATCTGCTGGATGCTGTTGTGAAGCCCGTTGAACTGGCGCTGCGCATTGGGTACATCCGCAGGAGTGACCTGTACGGATTCCGATTCCTCCTGCAGCAGTTTCAACTGGCTCCGCAAATCCTCAAGCTGCTTCTCCAGCGCGTGGATCTGCGCGATATTGGCACTCTGGTCCAAATTGGGGGCGGCCGTCTCACCGGCAAGACGCAGTCTTTCCAGTTCCGCCTCCAACACCCTGACGGTGTTACGAAGCTCCAGCGCCTCACGCCCGGCCTTGTCCATGCCGGGCGTGAGTTTGTCCTTCATTAAAAATTCAACTTCTACAGGTTTCATTCCAGTCTGCTTTGAAAAAATCCTACAATATCGTCCGCCTCGTCCGCCGCGCTGCGGTTCACATCCGGATTGTTACCGGCCGTGCCTTTCTTCCGCCTCACATAACGCGGCGCGTCGCTCAGCATCATGATCAGTGTCTGGTAATTCACCCCGTCAAGGATGTAATCCACGCTCCAGCCGGTCGCGCTTGCTATCTGCCACACGAAGCCGAAGGGGCTATGGGAACCCTCATACCGGGTCCTTAACTCCCCTTCCCTCTCTGGCTCAGTCTCGGCTTCATCGGGTTCGCCCGGTCCACCGATCTGATAATATGCGTAAAATCCTTCGTGCCCATCAGACGCTCGAACGTGCGGAAAGCGGCCAGCAGGTACTTCCAGTCGACAAGCTCCCGGAGCATCCATGCCGTCAGCCCTATACCCACACGCCGGGCCACGCAACCACGGCATACCGTATAAGCCAACATCCGGCTGATACCTTTTCCGTACTTTGCCACAAAGGCCATTTCCTCCGCCTTGTCCTTCGGTTTCCAGCCGGGTGCCACACCCAGCCTCAGATACTCCCTGGCCAGCAGCATCTGGCCCCGAAGCCGGGGCCGCTTCATCGTCACACGCAGTTCTAAGGGACGCTTCTTAAAGGGAATGCGCCACCTTTTAAGAGGAACGGACACGCCACCGTCCAGCAACGCGTCCGCACACTCCATTTCTATCAGTTGCTCCAACCGGTCATCCATACGCTAACCCTCCTCGTCCGAGGTCTGTACTTCCGCCGCAGGCAGTCTATATTCACCCCACTCATCCGGCAAGGCATCCGTATCGAACACGCCGTAGGGCTGCGAGCCGTCCGCCGGCATCGCCACCTCCAGTGTACACTCGATCTTCGCCGTTTCCGTAAGTGTCAGCTTACCGCCCAAATTGGAGAGCAGCGTCGCGTTGGGCATCAGGACGCTCTTACCCGACACAAGGGCAAGTTCCCAGGGTCCTTGCATCACCATGGCCGCCGAGGGGGCGGTCCAGCCGATCGGGTTTTCCTTCGACACGTCCGTGCTCTTGTAATGGAGGGAACCGCCAAGCAGCTTGTGCAGGTTCTTGTAATCCATCTGGATCACGTTGAACGTCGGCGCTATGCTGCCGTTCGACTGGGCTATGACCAGCACCGGGGCGCCGGGCACCTGTTCCGCCTCGATTTTCGCCGCCTCAGGCTTCTGGCCGCCCAGGTCAAAAGAGCCTTTCTCGATGTAGCCCACGATAAAATCCTTATATTTCACGGCACCGATGCCGTACATGAAATTCTTATCCGCCATCTTTCTTTTGTTTTTGAATTAATATTACCGCTAAAACGCATATCACTATTCCAGTCCCAAAACCATAGAAGAAGATTTGAACGGGGTTTGAACGCCGTTTTACCTCCGCTTCGTACAAATCCGCCATTTCCTCCCAGGCTTCCCTGTACGTCTCGGACCTGCCCGCATAATACTCGACCAGGATTTGCAAACTGTCGCAGCTCGCGTGCACGGCGATCACGTTTCCGTCGCGGCTTACCGACACGTTCGCCTGCCCGCTCTTTCCGCTATACGACGCCTCGGGGGGCAGCTTCATCAAACTGTCAGCCGGTATCGCCAGCCGTACCTCCGACTTCGGGACCGCCTCCGTCCGTACAAGGAGGACTTCTTTGGCCATACTGTCCACCGCCATCCGATTCGCCTCCGTCCGGGAGGTCTCCTTCACTGTCTTTCGGGTGCTCGCGCAACCGGAAAAGCACAGGACAATCACCAGAATGCTTGCAATTGCCGGCATCACCGATAGCCTTGCGAAGACGGGCCATCTCACGTTTGGTTGAGCAAAACTCCTTCTTGGTCGCACGCAGTTCTTCCCGGGTCTCATTCAATTCCTTCTTTAACGGTTCAACAATATTATCTATCAATATCCGGGTGGCTTGCTCAGTGTTGTCAATCCGGACCGTCTCGGCCTCGGCCCTCGCCTTCTCCGCCTCGGCATTCGCCTTGCGGACCGTAGCCTTCAGCGTGAGAAGCCCGATGACAGCCGCCAATAAACCGCCGCCCAGTACCAGGTTGAGTATTTCACTAAGCTCCATCTCTGATACCTGTTTATGCCTTGCTTTCCGATTTCTTGACTATAAGGCCGATAAGCCATTGTACCAGTCCCGTGTCCGCAATCCCGTTCGCGACAAGGGACGCACCTAAACCGTAAAGCAGGGCTATATACCACTGGACATCCGACACGAATCCGGCATCCAGCCACCACAGCAACATGGCGCCCGCAATACCGACGCACCAGCTGACAATCTGGGTAACCAACCCGTTCATTTTCGGGAACAGGGACTTGATCCCTTCCGTCAGCAACACCACCATACCGGAAAAACCGGCGAAAGTGGCGATCATGCCGTCATAGTCCACAGCGGTGGATACATCGCCCGTCTCGGCAAACACGGCTGACACAGAGCAAAGCATCAGCGCAAAAAACAAAATCAACTTTTTCATTTCTTTCTTCTTTTTATTGGTTAATACCGATCTCTTTAAGCCATTTCTGCACGTCAAAGCTGGGGCAGGCTTTCGCCGCCAACTCATTGTGTCCTACAATCCGAACGTCCGGAAAGCGGCGGTGGAAGTCCTTCACATACTTCTCCAATGCTTTCTTCTGGCAGGCCGTACGCGTGTTCTTCGGAGTCTTGCCGTCAGCGGCACACCCTCCGGCATACACGATATGCCGGGAAACGGAGTTATAACCCGCCGCACCGTTGGTGATTTCCCACGGGTCGACATTTGCGTCCTCGTTGTTATCCACAAGGCGTTCAACGCCTCCGTTCAGGTGGAACAGGTCGGTGTAGCCTACCTGTTTCCAGCCACGGCCACCCTTGCTTACCGAGGCAGTGTGCCAACGGCGAATGTCCGCCGATGACACCTCACGGCCCTCCGCCGTGGCCGTGCAATGGATGACAAGGTATTTCAACTTGGCCATCACCCCTCTCCTCCTTGTTTTTTAGCGGTCAAAGTGATTTCGGCCGTCTTACTGCGGTCGGCATCAAGGGTGACGGTGATCGTACCGGTCTTGTCGTTGCCGGTCGTGTTCGGATCAGCCGTAACGGTCAGGCCCTCGCCCGTTTCCACTGTTTTGAAGCCCGCCGGGGCCGCACTTGCTCTCCACTCACCGGAAGCCGTTACCGCAACCTTCTGCGTACCGCCGGTATTCTCGAACGTGAGGGTGGCCGGTTCTACGGAAATGGTTTTCTCCGCGGCCTTGAACACGGGGTTGGTACGGGTATCCAGCACGACAGCCTCCTCGCCGAAAGCGATGTTCGTATCTGCTTTCATCAGCAATTTGAAAAAATACAGCTCACTGGCATTGGACACCTTGTCGATCTGGATCACGTCCTCGTCATCCTGCAAGTTGACAGCGGCGAAGAAATTGCCGTCCGCGTCCGGCGAGCAGAGGGTGGTCACAATCAGATCGTCCGGCCACGCGGAGAGCGTCTCGATGGTGATGCCCTTGTAACGCTTGCTGTTCACGTCCGTCTCGCTGGCGTTCTTGGCCTCCCGTTCGGTCAACTCATCGTCGTACTTGTCAAAATCGTTAACGCTCATGATAATGCGCAGGTTCGGATTGTTACGGATGGCCACGGGGATAGCCTTACGCACGGCCTTCAACTTCTCCAGCATGGTCGCCGGCTTACCCGATACGATGATAAGCTCGGTATCTTTCGTCATCTGTGTCAGGATACCGTTCATCAGATGGTCGTCGTCATCCCCATACGTGCCGTTGATAAAATGGTCACCCAGCTCGAACTTCACCTGCTTGGTCAGCTCGGCCAGCAGGGCGTTCTGTCCTTCAGGGGGCAGTTCGGCGAACACGAGGTTGCCCTTGGGCTGCCACTTGCGCCAAATCTGCTCGAAGGCGCGGGGATTGAACACGGTAAAGGCCATGAAGTCCACCGGGTCAAGGGATTTCTCCGAATAGTTGAAATTCCCCTTGGAATCCTCGATGTCCGGGTGTTCCTTACGTTTCTGCAACATCTTGCCGCTTTTAAGACGCGGCAGGCTGATTTTTTTCTCCACACCGGGAATGACCATGATCAGCCCCTTCTCAACGATCTCGTTCCCCGTGGCGGCAAGCGTTAGGATCTGCTCCAGTACCTCGCCGTTGTAATTGGTGTTCTTTACTACTATTGCCATTGTTTATCGGTTTAGTTTGTTCTTGATTTCCGACATGCGCTTGTCCCACGGGCTTTCGCCTCCCACTTCCACGCGCAGGTCAGTGGTCACTCTCTTTTTCGGTTTCAGGCTCCGAAGGGCTTTCTCCCCGTTCTCACGGTCAGAGCTAAGCAGGTTCTCGTACACCGGACGCGTGGTCGCGTCGATACGGCCGTCGGCCTCGGCATCGTCCAGCAATTTTTTCCTTGCCGCCTCGTCCTCCTCCTTGGCCTTGTCCGTAAAAGCCTTGTTCTCTTTTTTCAACCTGTCCACCTCGGCTGTCAGGCCAGGAACCTTTCCCGCCTCCTCCTCGAGCGCGTCCATCACGCGGAACACGTCCGAGTCCGTCGCGCAATCCTTGAAGCGCGGACGTTTCTTTACTTCTTCTAAATTCATTTGGGTATCGTTTAATGGCTGTTCAAGCCGGTTGTTGAATATGCGGTAAACCTGTTCGGGCGTACTGTCCTCCGGTACGGGATCGGCATCATAAACCCCGTCGATAAAACCCAGCGCGAGGGCCTCGTCCGCCTTCAGCCAGTGGTCGGCATCGTCAAAGTAACGCGCCCGGATATCCTCCACGCTGGTGCCCAGTTTCGGGGCGTACATCTCACAGAGGGTGTTTTCCAACGCCTCCACCTCTTCCAAACAGCGCCTGAGTTCCGTCTTGTTGCCGTAACAACCTCCAGAAACGCTGTGCAGCATCAGTCTCGCGTACTTGCTCATCTCGACGGGCTTTCCGCACAGAGCGATCACGCTGGCCATGCTGGCGGCGATGCCGTCCACATAAATATGGATATCCGCCTTGCTGCCGCGCAGGGCGTTGAAGATGGCAATACCTGTATAGACATCGCCACCGTTGCTGTTTATCCTGACATCGATCCTTTTTCCCGATGCCTCCGCCTCCATGAGCTCGCGAACTATGGCAGGCGCCGTGACATCGCTGTATTCGCCGATGTCACCGTACAAAAGGATGCAGCAGGCGTCCTCACCGGGTATCATATTAAAAAAACGGTTCATTTCTCTATATCGCTTAGGGCGGGTTCCCGCCGTGTTTACGGTGCAAAAATGAAGGTATTTAGGGGATCAGGCAAATCGGATTTTTATCATACACGGCTTATAATGTTATCATTACGCTATAAAATTGTATCATGCGGCAAGTTTTTTCCCGAACGTCGTTTTTTAGCCACCTTTGTCTAAAAAAAGACACTATGGCGGATAAAATGACTACCGGACAGCGCAAGGAATGGGCGAAACTGCTCTTCGTAAAGGAAAACCTCACGCAGGCGGAAATCGCCGAGCGGGTGGGGGTGTCGCGCGTCACCGTGAACAAATGGATCAACGCAGAAAACTGGGAACACCTGAAGGTATCGGTCACGATCACCAAGGAGGAACAACTAAAGAACCTGTACCGACAACTGGCCGAGCTCAACGGCAAGATCGCCCAACGGGAACAGGGAGAGCGGTTTCCCAACGCCGCGGAAGCGGATACCATCTCCAAGCTGGCGAACGCCATCAAGAAGATGGAAACGGAGGTCGGACTGGCGGATATCACGTCCGTGTTCGCCGACCTGCTCAAATGGTTGCGTACCTACGACGCGGAGCAGGCCAAACAGGTCTGCCCGCTGCTGGACGCTTTTGTCAAATCAAAACTCGCATAGGACATGGCAAAGAAAAGGCTTACACCACAGGACCGGATGGCATTGGAAGGGTGGAACGAACTGGTCGCTTCCATCCGGGAAAGCTCGGACATCAACCCGGCGGATTCCACCGCCGAGATCGAGGCCAGAAAAAAACGGCTGGAGGCGGACGACGAGGCATGGTTCCGCTACTACTTCGCGCAGTATTACACCTGCAATCCCGCCGACTTCCACAAGAGGGCGACACGGCGTATGATGGCGCATGAAAGATGGTACGAGGTCAGGGCCTGGTCACGAGAGCTGGCCAAGTCCGCACGCGCCATGATGGAGATCATCAAGCTGGCGCTGACCCGCCGGGTGCGCAACGTGCTGCTCATCTCCAACTCGCAGGACAACGCCCAGCGTCTGCTCCTGCCCTTCATGGCCAATCTCGAGGAGAACCAGCGTATCATACAGGACTACGGGACGCAGAAAAAGCCGGGCGCGTGGGAAACAGGGGAATTTACCTGCCAGTCGGGATGTTCCTTCCGCGCCATCGGAGCCGGGCAGTCGCCCCGTGGTACACGTAACAAGAACTTCCGCCCGGACTGCATCCTGATTGACGATATAGACACCGACGAGGAATGCCGCAACCCGGAACGCATCAAGGCCAAATGGAAGTGGCTGGAAGAGGCACTGATACCGACCATGTCCGTATCCGGACATTACCGGGTGCTGTTCAACGGGAACATCATCGCGGCGGACTGCTGCATCACACGCGCCATTGAAAAGGCGGAGGAACTGAAGGCGAAGGGCATCGGGCATGTGGATATCATCAACATACGGGGGAAAAACGGCGTATCCTCATGGCCCGAAAAGAACTCGGAAGAGGACATCGACCTGTTCCTATCCCTGGTCAGCGCGTCCGCCGCCCAGAAGGAGTTTTTCAACAACCCGGTAGCCGACGGGGAGGTGTTCCAGGAAATAGCTTACGGGAAAGTACCTGCCCTTACGAAGTTCAAGTTCCTGGTCATTTACGGCGACCCCGCACCGGGCGAGAATAAAAGCAAAAAGAGTTCTACCAAGACAATCTGCCTCCTGGGTAAAATAAACGGACGTTTATACATTATCAAAACATTCCTCGACCGGGGATTGAACGCAGAGTTCATTCAGTGGTACGTGCAGCTGCTGGACTTCGTAGGCGGACGATGCCCCGTGTACTGTTACATGGAGAACAACAAACTGCAAGACCCCTTCTTCCAGCAAGTGTTCCAACCGTTGGTCAGGAAGGCGCGCCGCGAGCAGGGCGTGGAACTCTACATCAGAGGCGACGAGGACAAGAAAACGGACAAGGCCACCCGCATCGAGGCCAACCTCGAACCGCTCAACCGGGAAGGGAACCTCATTTTTAACGAGGCGGAACGGGACAATCCGCACATGAAGCGGCTGGCAGACCAGTTCCGGCTCTTCAACCTACAGCTTACATATCCCGCCGACGGGCCGGACTGCGTGGAAGGCGGGAACCGTATCATAGACCGTAAACAGCGCGACATGGAACCGGCAAAGAAGATCGCCCGAAGCGTGTTGCGCAAAAACAACAAGTACAGACAATGAGCCAATTTATCGAACTGACAGATTATGACGCCAGTATCCACCGCGAGATACTGGACGCGCTGACACGCGAGGACGAGTCCATCGTGGAGATATGCGAGGACCGTACGCTGGCCGAAATGAGGGGATACCTCTCACGGCGGTATGATTGCGACCGCCTGTTCGCCGCGACCGGTCAGGAACGCAACCAGCTGGTGCTGATGATGGCCGTGGACATCACGGTGTACCACATCTTCTGCATCCACAACCCGCGCAACATGTCCTCCGTCCGAAAAGACCGCTACGACCGGGCAAAGGAATGGCTGGAGGCGGTGGCGGACGGGAACATCAGCATCGACGGCGCACCGCTGCTGCCGCAGGAAGAACGCCGGACACGCTCCGGCTTTATCATAAAAAGCAACCGTAAACGTTCAAACCATTTTTAAATCATGGGAAGAAGAAAGAAAAATACAGGGCGCATCACCGTAGGCGGGAACTTGCGCCGGCCGGGCATCACGGGCACGCAGACCATCGTACTCACGCAGCCCAGACGTTTCGGCATCGACATCGCCGACATGACGGCGGCCATCCGCGCCTTCGAAAACGTGGACTACTCACGCCGGTTCAAATTGTATGACCTGTACAGCGACATACTGATGGATACGCACCTGTCCAGCGTCATCGACAAAAGGGTCGAGGCCGTGCTGGCACTGGACATAGAGTTCCAGCGAGACGGGAAACCGGATGATAGCATAAACGAGCAGTTGCAGTCGCCGTGGTTCCGGCGCTGCATCGAGGATATCCTTGCCGCCCGCTGGTGGGGATTCTCGCTCATGCAGTTCTACCGCGAAGGACCGTGGATCAACTACGACCTGATCCCCCGAAAGCACGCCGACCCCGTGCGCCGCCTCATATTACGCCACCAGACGGACATCACGGGAACCCCGTGGGATGAATACCCCGACCTGCTCTTTGTCGGGGACAAGGACGATATGGGGCTATTGGCAAAGGCCGCGCCGTGGGTCATCTACAAGCGTAACGACATGGCCGACTGGGCGCAGTTCGCCGAAGTTTTCGGGATGCCCATACAGGAATACACCTACGAGACGGACGATGACGAGGCACGCCAGCGTGCCATCGAAGACGCGACGGGTATCGGATCGCTGGGCGTGTTCATTCATGGCAAGGATACGGAACTGAACCTCAAGGAAGCGGGTAACAAGAGCGGATCGGCAGACCTATACGACAAACTCTGCGAGCGTTGCAACAGCGAAATATCGAAACTGGTACTGGGCAACACGCTGACCACGGAAGCCTCCAAGACCGGGACACAGGCCCTGGGCACGGTGCACAAGAAGGTGGAGGACAAAAAGCTGAAATCGGATTGCCGTTTCCTGCTGAACGTGCTTAACTACGACATGACTGACATCTTCCAGGTAATGGGCATCGATACCTCCGGCGGAAAGTTCTGTTTCCCCGAGCAGAAGGAAACGGACACGAAAACCGAAATGACTGTCCTCTCCACCCTGAAAAGGGACTTCAACCTGCCCATCGATGACGATTTCCTCTATGAAAAGTTCGGCATAGAGAAACCGAAGAACTACAAGCAGCTGAAAGCGGAAGCCGCCCAAAAGGCACAAACACCGGCCTCACCAGTTCCGCCGGAAGGCAAAAAAGAAAAGCCCGAAGAAAAGCCGGACAAAGAGGATGAAGCCCCCACGGGGAGACAGAAAAGGAACTTCATGGCGTGGCTGAAGAGTTTTTTCGACCACGCCCCGCACAAAGACGGGGCGGCTTTAGACTGGTAGTCGACACCCTTTACCGGGATGCCGCAGGCGAGGTATCCTCCGGTTTCACCTTTGATCGGGACATACTGGAGGCATTCGTGCGCCGCATCTACGAAAAGGACTTCCACCCCATGACGGACATCGAGCTTCAGATGTTCCGTGCCGTCTGGGATACGCTCGACATCGCCACCGACAAAGGGTTCGGAAAGCGTCCGGCGGATGATCCGGACCATGACTTCTACGAGGAACTGAAACGAAACAACGCCGTGTTCGCCGCCTTCAAGGTACACCGGATGCAGAACGACATGGCCGCGCTGCTGCTCGATTCGAACGGCGTTTCAAAACCGTTCGAACGGTGGGCGAAAGAGGTCATGCCCATTGCGGACCATCAAATCTACCAGTGGCTGGAGACCGAATACGATACGGCGATAATCCGGGCACACCAGGCCGCCGACTGGCGACAGTTTGAACGCGAGAAGGACGTGCTGCCCAACCTGAAATGGATACCGTCCACCTCACTGCATCCGGGAGCCGACCACCGCCGGTTCTGGGGAACGATACGGCCCATTGATGATCCTTTCTGGAATAACCACCGGCCGGGCGACCGCTGGAACTGCAAGTGTTCCCTCTCATCCACGGACGAGGAGCCTACTCCCCTACCCGATTCCGATCCCGCCGACAAGCCGCAGGACGGGCTGGAGAACAATCCGGGTAAGGACGCCAGACTGTTCTCGGACAAACATCCGTATATGGCCGAGGCCCATACGGGAGCCAAGGAAGCGGTGGACACCTTGACAAGACGGATAAACGAAATGATGGCGGAAATGCCGGGTAACCTGACGTATGAAGAAAAGAAGGCCATCGCCATGCATAACCTTGAACTGGAAAAAGTTCTCGGGATCACCAAAGGCAAGCCCATGAGCGTGGAAGAGGCGGACAAGCAGAATGCGAACCCAAAGTATGTTAAAAAATTCATACCCAATCCGGCAGGAACATATATGGATAAAAAAGGCAACAGGCTAAGCCTTAATCCCGCTTACAAAAAAAGCCATGAAGTATATGCTAATAACTGCCAGACCTGCTCACCGGCATATATGTTACGTCTGCGGGGATTCGATGTGACGGCCAAAGGAAAAACGCCCGGCTCCTTGTCCGAATATTTGAGCCGACAGCATTCTTTTGAGGCATGGTTAAACGCTGACGGAACAGCCGCGAAACCGGTACTCACCCATGACTGGATGCTTTCAAAAGGCTACAAGAGCATGACGGAAAAACGCTACAGGGAATATTTCGAGGAGGCATGTAAGGAAGAAGGGGTTTATATTCTTACCATCGGCTGGAGAGGTGGCGGCGGGCACGCAACCATTTTGCAACGTTTTGCAGATGGAGGATTGAAATACATAGAACCGCAGGTTTATGACGAGAAACTCGGAGCAAGAAGAAGTATTGATGAATTATGCGGTTCGGGAGCGACCCAACCCATAAGAACAAGAGGAATACTCAGGATAGACAACAAACTATTCAATGTCAATTTCAGCGACATCTTCGACGTTGGCAGTATATAAACCGATAAAGTCGAACACCTCCGGGCCGCAGACTTCCACCGCCTGATTATCCTTATACAGGTAAAGGCAGGGATAACCGGCATCTATATCATCCGGGAGGACAAACAGCCATGCTTCCTGTCCCTCATGATTGCCGAGATATTTGAAGTGGCGACCATACTCATTGATAAGGTGCTGCGCTTCGCTAATTACTGCTTCAGGTATGTTCATAAAAAGATAGTTTTCACAAAAGTACGGTTTTTATTTGAAAGGACAACAATAATATGGATATAAAAGATTTTTCAGCCTTGCTCAAGGCCAAGCAGAAAGAACTGGACACGCTCATGCGACGCAAGCTGCCCGTCAAGGTGGGACGCATGGCCAAAGACCATTACCAGGATAACTTCCGCAAGGGAGGCTTTGTTAATGGCGGCCTGCAGCGCTGGCCGGTGACAAAACGCCAGCAGTCCGGCTCCAAGTCTGCGGCGGCAGGTTACGGCCCGCTGCTCTCACGGCGTAACCACCTTTTCAAATCCGTCAAGTACACTCCGTCGGACTACCGCGTCAAGGTGGCCAACGACGTGGAATACGCCCCGCTGCATAACTGGGGAGGCGAGACACATCCGACCGTGACACCCCGGATGCGGAAGTTTGCATGGGCGATGTATTACAAGGCGGCAGGTATACGAAAAAAGGCTGCCAAGGGGAAAAGAAAGGGGAAAACAAGGCAACGGGAACTGCCGCCGGAAGCCGGTATGTGGAAAGGGCTCGCCCTTACCCGGAAGAAAAAGCTGAAGGTGAAAATCCCCCAACGCCAGTTTATCGGTGAAAGCGCGGAATTGAACAAACAAATCAGGCAAACCGTCGAAGCGGAAATAAGGAACATTTTAAAATAAACAACATGGAAGAACTCTACATCGCAATCCTGGAAAGGATAGAAAATGAAATGCCGGAAATAGCCTACATCGACGAGGACTACGGCCAACTGGAAGGAATGGATTCGGAAAACGAGGATTTTTATCCGGTGACGTTTCCATGCGTACTGGTGGGAAACACCGAAGCGGACTGGAAAGACATCGGGCTGGGAACGCAGGCGGGGGAAATAACATTGACCGTCCGGCTGGGCATCGACTGTTACCACGATACCCACATCGGAAGCGGAACGACCGGGCGTATCAAGGAACGTATGGAAATGGCCGGGAAACTATACCGGACACTGCAAAACTTCCAGTTCTGCCGGAACATGGACGAACTGGTCAGAGTCAAAAGCCGGGACTATACCCTGCCCGGAAACATCAAGGTGTATGAATTTGTGTTCTCGTTCAGCTATCGCGATGAATCTGCGCTATTGGATAGCCGGCATCGTCCGTGAACAGGGAAAGCTGTTTGAAGGTCAAACGGGGCGCACGGACTTTGGGGACCGGGTGGATATCCGGATCGACCTTGCTGCGTTCACGTATAATGGCCATGATGCGCTCCTCCGACAAAAAGAACTCCTCGGAAAGGATCTTCAGGGCACGGTCGAAGCGGACGCTCTGCGCCTCCGTCCAATAATAGTAGCGGCGGCACAGGGCTTCATCCCGTTTTCTGATCAGCTGTTTATCTCTTCCTTTGGCCATAGAATCAATGTATTTAATACAAAAGTACAGTTTTATGCCGTATTTTACGGCGGCATCGGCTTTTAAGTTTGTTTGGAACAGACGGTTTTTAAGTTTGTTTAAACCAATCTCCCTAAAAAACAAGCGGCGGGACAGCTTTTTGTTCCGCCGCTTGCTAATTATTATCCGGTTATTTCGTCGATTCCAACCGTTGCAACCGTTTCAAGTGGTAAACCACCGCCTCGAAAAACTCAAGACTTCTCTCACTTTGCCGTTTTTTGGCTCTGCTTCTCAATCGTGGGATTTGTTCCTTGATAATTTCCGCCGTTCCTTCGGCATCTTTGATACACTGTGCTATGCTTGGCACAAGTCCCATCTGTTTTATAAACTGTTCCATATTTATTCTTCGCAATATTTAAATTCTCCCGACAAGACTAATACCGGCTTTGTTTTTCCCATCACCCATTCGCCCCTTTGGTTATTTTCGCCTTCCGGAGGTTGAATTATCCGATGGATGCTGTTTGGCGTTAAATCGGAAAACTCCACTCCGAACGCTTTACAATGAGTTATCATTATACTACGAGTTTTTTTCAGCCCTTTACATTTATACACTTTCGAAATATCCTTTTCGGCTATGGTAATAGTCCCTAAATGATAGGATTTGCCGGTCAAACCGCATTGAGCACATTTATATGTGTCGTATGCTTTTCTTTTTCCTTGTGTCACCAAATTTGTTTTTTCCCATCGGTGACCACCTTCATTCAAATTAAATACTCCCATTATATAATACGGTTGACCTATACACCATAAGGTTCAATTATTTTTATAAAACCGCCTTCTCTCCCGTATTTGTGATAACATGGGAAAGAAGGCGATTTTTATTTTCCCGTATGCCTCCGCAACTTTCCACTCTTATGTGGCGTCTTCCGGCACGTAAGCCGACACATACGTTGTTACCTCGCACGACACGATGACGCGCCCCGAACCTTTGCACTGGGGGCAAGCTTCACCGTCTTTCACGCCTTTTCCCTCACAGACTTTGCACGCCACGATATGCGGCGGGATTGTTCGCTCACGTTTGGGACTAAACTTTTCCACAATGGCCGGTTGCGATGCTTCCGGCTGTTTTACCTGTCTCCTTTTGAATCTTTCTAAAATGCTGTTCATACGTTTTTGAGTTTTCATTGTTCTTCTTTCCATTCAACTGTCACGACCGCCTTCAGACGTTTGTTCCCTTTACACACGGGGCAATCCTGTTTGACGCGCTCCCCGTAATCATCCACTCCCCAGAACCAGCCGTTGCCGTGGCAATAACTGCAGGGGAAGCCGCCGAACTCGACCCGTTCGACAGGACACTCTTTCGGGAAGAGCGGCGGCTGGATCAATAGCGCGTGTTGTTGCTTGCTCATGCCTCTGTCATTCCTAATGGTATCGCTATCCATGCCCCGTTATCGTTCTTGACCTCGGCCCGGATGAACTGTTTGCTGATGGCCGGCTGGTAGGCTTCCTCGATGATCTGCACGCCTTCCATGAAACGCTCGTTTCCCGATTCCTCGGCTATCTTGCGAAGCTGGACGATACGGCTTGCCTTCAGCGTTCCTTGGGCATTACGGGCCAACAGGCGGAGTACCATCTTAACGAGCGCTTTCGTTTCCTCGTTATTGGCAAGCCCTTCGATATACTCCTTTACGATGGCGATACCGTCCTCCACCGTGTCACGGTAGCCGTCGGTCTCATAATACCCTACGGTGATACGCTTGTCTCCAGCGGAATTGGTAAAGGTGTCCGTGCGTTGGCCGTCCTTTTTCAACTTCAAGACTTCCGACTTCATGTCGATCACGCGGCGGAAGTTATTCAGTACGCCGTTCTTCACGGTCTTGATGCAGTCGCTGACCGCTTGCAAGTCCGGGATCGCCCCCTCGATCGTTTCGTCCACCAGTTCCTTGTAGGCCTCGCGGTCACGTTTGGCCTGTTCCTTGGCTCGCTTGGCGGCCTGTTCTGCCTTGAATGCTTCAAACTGTTTCAGTTCTTCGTCCGTCATTTCAACGGCTTTTCTTTCTTCTGTCATAGCTTTAATTAATTTAGTTGTGAATAATCCGTGTTCTTTTCCCTCTCTTTCCTTTGGATGATCCGGAGTTTGATGGCCACCGTATCCAGTTCCCCGGTCGTCAGCCGGGCGAACTTCTTGCCCGCGATCCGGGGATTCTGGCAGTAGGCATCCACCCGCCCCCAGTCGGTCGTGTCAATACCCTGCTTTTGCATCAACTTCAGCACCGTGGAGCGTTTCTGCCGCAGCTGCTCACGGTAGATTTCCCGCGCCTTGTAATTCTCATCCATACGCTGCATGTCCTCGCACATGGCGTCGTACTCGTTAACGGTCATTTCCCGGAGCGATTCGGTTCGTCCTCCGGTGTATTGGCTGACCAGCGAGGCTTTCAACTCATCCTTATCCTCCGTGGGCAAACGGTTCAAGAGGACATAAAAACGTGCGTAGTTCCTGCTCATTCGAAGTCCTCCTCTTTAAGTCCGTACTCGGCCATCAGCGCATTATGAGAGAGCCCGGTAAGCCGTTCCGACAGTTCGGTAAACATGAAAGACTGCTCGCTGAATGAAAAGCCTTCCGACTTTTTGATGGCGTAGTTTACAATTGCTTCTATCACTTCATCCATGATCCGGTTATTTTGATTGTTCAACTTCTTTTATCGCCACCTTGCAGCGGGTGGCATTCACGATTTTGTCAGCCAGCTCCAGCTCCTCGACCTCGACGACTATCAAACCGGCGGTCTTGGCACGCCGTACCCGGATGTCACCGGGATATTCACCCTCATTCCAAAGCAGGAGCACATGGGCAGCGTATTGCGGCTCCATGCCTAACTGGTAAACTTTTTTCTTGCTCATCATTTGTACACACCGATTTTTTCCCTGTCACTCCAATATTCTTCGGCCAGTTGCGGATAAGCAACATATTCCCCAGTCTGTCCTTTAAACCTCCCTTTACTGAATGCGATTCCGCCCTCGACCCATATTTTCAGCGTGGCATCATACATCAACCCAACAGCGGCATCCCCTCTTGGATTCTTGCCTTGTGCATGGCTGATGAAGATAAACAGCTTGTTCGGGAAGGCCTCTTTCAGACTGATATAGTCGCGGTAACTCATCCGTGTGTACTGGAAACTGTCTACCACGACGATATTGTAACTCTTATGCTGGCGAAGCCTTGTTTTCAGGGCTTCCATGTCTTCCTGTATGAATGCCAAACGGCGGCTCACTTCCGACATGCCGTGCATCTTGAGGTTGTTCTGAACTGTCAGACAAGCTCCCTCTTCCAGACTGTCGTACAAGACCCTGTCGTATTTGCAGAGCTCTTTGCAAAGCTGCATGACAAAAGAGGTCTTTCCATTTCCACTGTTACCCCATATAAACCACACACCAACACGTTCTGGAGTCCCGAAGGCGGCTTTCCATTTTCCCTCAAAAGGGAAAGTATTATATTTCTTATCCAATATATCTTTTACGCTTAATGCTCGTTTCATACCTTTTTTGAATAGTGTTCAAATACCGTTTGAACAGTTGTATTTATTGTTCATTCATTCGTTTTGCCCGGTGGATGGCTTTCTTTACCCGGCGGAGGTCGAAGTCGCACGGCTCGGCATCGCGGATTACTTCATCTATCTTCTTTTTGTCGCTCAGCCCGTTAGCCACGCAAATGGAATACACGTCGGTGGCAGAAGTTTCTTCCAGTTCGAAATACTTTCGCCCCATACGGCTGAAAAACTCCTTATATCCCGGTTTCCTGTAACGCAGCCCACGTTCTATGCGCTTTTTGATATAGTCGGTACTCATGAAGATAATCCCGCTTTTGTCCTCCAGTTTATTGTATAGGCTGATGAAATAATGGAATACGGGTTCGGTCAGCTTGTCTGCTTCGTCGAATATCAGCAGCGGGGCTTCCATTTGAATAATGTCGTCCAGGATCAATCCCCATATTTCGCGGATATTGTGTCCGTCTGTCCGGATTCCGACCTTGTGGGCTATCTCACGCACGAAATCGCCCTTCTTCATGTCCTCGGAGCAAAGGATATAGAAAACCTCCTTGTGCTCTTCCGTGTAGATGCGTGCCGTCGTAGTCTTTCCGCATCCGGCTTCACCAACCACCCATGTTACGTTGCGCCAGTGCTGGGCATCGTCCAGTGCGTAGCTTATTTCCTGGTAAGCGGATGTTTCCACAATCTGCCAACCTGTTTCAGCCTTTCCGCTGCCCACCTGTGAAGCGATGTTGCGGAACATGTCGTCCGAAATATTATCGTATTTCCCATTCATTATGCTACTGATCGTGCCGACACTCGTGTTTTTCAAACTGCCAGCAGCCTTATTCTGGCTTGGATATTTGGCGACGTATGCCCTGAGAGCTTCACGGATAGCGTCTTTTTCTTTTGTACTTAATAATTCCATTTTGTTTGCATTTTATTGATTTCTTATTTACTACTTTATAATTTTCCTGCCACTTTCCGGTAGTCCACCTCGTTGTTTTCCTTCAACTGGTCCCAAGTCATGAGGCTTGCCTTCTTGGTGGTCCTGCCCAGTTGTATTTCTTCCGGATCACGGCTGTATTTCCTGGTTCTGCGGTCGATTTCACACTGCACCTCTTTGGTTACGCCTTTCAGTTTCGGAGTGCTCAGACCGTTCTGCTCTGGGGCAACGCCGTAAGCGTATTCTATTTCTTTCGCTATCACCTGACGTTCGATGCGGTCGCGTATATTTGCTTCCTGTTCCCTGCGGATAAATTCAGCCTCGCCCTCTGCCTGGTCCTGAATAGCACGGTGAACAACCATGTAAGGCTCAGCCACCCGCTCAAACCTGAGCTGTCCGGCATTGTCTTTCCAGTACAGGCGGATGCTTCGGAGGTCGTTCGGGTCGTATTTGACATAGAATTTGCGGTATGTGTTTTTCCGTCGCCATTCGTGGTCAGGTTCTCCGGGTGCCGAGAACACCTCGTAGGGCTTCTTCAGGCTGCCTATGGTTATCTGTATACCCTGGTCGGTGAAGGTTACCGGGCGTTTTGCCCATATCCAGAATATGTCTACCATATCGTGTACCGTCACCACGTCAGTTTCCTCGTTCTCGCTCTTTTCATACATTTCTATGCGGGGAATACCTGTCACCGGGTGCGGTGCTGCATTCCATGCACGGCGTGCTTCAGCGTAATGTGCTTTCAACTCGTCCAGGGTGAAAAGCTGGTCTTTGTTTTCTTCTATGAATTCCAGGTTCGGACGGCTTTCGGCTTTAGTTGCCGTGATATTCATACCTGTAAACCGCCAGTCCTTATGCAGTTCCTGCGATTGGAACCTGCCAAATATGCTTTCAATCGTCTTGCTTTGGCCGCTGTAAGGAGCAGTCGGGCGGTGGATATGGCATATTTTGTCGAAGAACCCTTCTTCTTTAGAGTCTTTATCCTTTTCCAACCGTTTATGCCCGCCCTGGTTATCGTGCACAATTTCAAAAGGCTTATGCCCGCTTACCTGTATTGCCATACGGTAGGCGTTGTATTGAGCTTCGAAATTCTCGTGGTCGCTGATGTAGTAGCCTAAAAGAACCTCGCTGTAAGCGTCTATGACTTCATACACCATAGTGGTGCGTATCTTTCCATCCTCGTCCCTGTAATACAAGTTAAGCTTCGTTCCGTCGCCGTACCAGAGTGTGTCGCGCTGGTCGGGTAGTTTCGTCTTATGCTTCCTTCCGTAACGCTGATGGGCTGCCAGTTCGCCAAATACGGCATCATACCAAAGCGGCTCTATTTCCGGACGTTCAAACCATTGAACCATGCTCCGTTTGCTTTTGAGCGGTTTCCAGTTCTTTTCTAAGGCGATACGGTTTATTTCATCGAATATCTGGGCGTAGTTGTAGACCGGGACACGACTCCGGCGCAAGGCAATCAGTTGGCGGCCCATCTCCGGAGTGATCTTTACGGTGCTTTTGTTACCGACCTTTCCGGAAATAAGGGATATATACCCATCTTTCTTATAAAAACGAATCTTTTCCCTAAGCCGGGCAAGATTATTCGGCAGGGTGTGCTGGTATATCTCGCGCAGGTTCTCACTGGTTGCGACAACGCTTTCCCATAGGGTGGCCAGGCTGTTGCCCAACATCTTCCGGCTGGTGGTTTTATCCTCCAGGTCATATATGAGCGCATTCAGAACTGAGGCGTTGAGTGTGTATTCCGCTTTCAGCTTGTCGCTGAGGCTGGTTTCCACACCGTTCATTTCATACCGGTAGTCCTCGTAAAATGCACGTGCCTTGTCGTCTGTCTTTACCCTGTCTCTCATACGCTGTTGTTTTAATATTTGTTCCGGATCTCCGTATTTCGCTACAAAACGGACCTTGTATTTTTCAGGAAGCGAGGAATAGATGATCAATGCGTAAGAACCTTCGCCACCGCCACGTTGGGCAGTTCTTATCCTTTTTCTGGTAATATTACTGCTCAAAGTGTAAAACTTTATCACAGGATCATCACCGGAAGTAAGCTCCTCGTAGGTTACGCATAGTTCGTTATTGAAATATTCCATCACTCGGCAGTTTTCAATTTTAATACTCTTTCAGCTTATCCGTCGGAACTCTCTTAACTAATCTGACTGAATTACCGAAGTTTAATGCAATCAGTAGAATCACCCATAAAGGATTTCCTTCAGCTGTTCCGAGCAGCAGGGTGAAACTGAAAAGAAAATATCCGGCATAGATTTTTTGCTTTATGGTGAGACTTCTCCACCATTCCAGCTCGTTACCGAGCAGTACTGACCATATCGTTTTCATGGCTCACATCATTTACCGGTTCATTACCCACTTCAACGCCACCACGCATCAAAGCCATTTTTCGGATAGCCTTCGCCAGCTTGGTGTCTTTCCTGAATGCCAGGCTGTGCGATACCATTTCCTGAGTGCAGTTCATCAGGTGAGCAATTCTTTTCACCTCACCATATTCTACTATAATTCGTTTCTTCATTTTATACCTGTTTTTTAATTCATTACCTTGTTAAATATCTTCCGCTATTCTCACGAACCACGGAAGTTTTGCTACATTTGTAGCATATCCAATTAAAATGTACCATTATGAATCCAATCATTGAAGAAAAAGACCTTATGCTTTCCTTTGTCTGCGAGCATGGTTCCTATGCTGGTGTTGCAGGCTTTACTTACTCTGAATACCCCGTTAAGGGAAAGGAAAAGGTCATAGGCATTATGAAACACTTTCAAAGGCTCAACCTGATTAGCGAATGTAGTGCCAACGCCTATAAGGTCTCATTCCTTTTACATCTTGAAGCATCTGAACTTCTTTCCAAAGGAGGATTTAAAGCCCAGGAGGAACTTCTTCAGGCTAACATTGAAAAGTTGCTTCTTGAAATTGAGGACCTCAAACCGTCGCTTCCTCATAAGGTGGAGACGATTACAAACATCGCAGCCAATATTGCCACAGCAGTTGGGCTTTTCTTCGGGAAATAACATTACGATGTAATTCCAGAAGCAGTCCACCGGAGAACTAAAAAGCGGGCGTTTCTTTTTCAAATGTGCGGCGGCATACTGGTCGTAGTAGATTTCGCCATCCATTTCCACAATGGTTCGTTCGCCCTTGATGGTGTATTCGTTCACGCCTTCCTTTTCAAGTTCGGATTCGTCAAACCCGTACATAATGCGGGTAACCGTTACCGTTATCCTGTCAAGTTCATTCATATTGATTTTCTCTTTATCTAAGTTCAACAATAATCACTTCGCCCTCAAACGCCCCGGCCAACTCCGCCTTGAAATAAGCCATCGCGCACTCGCCGTCAAACACGGCAACAAACGTCACATTGTCCACCATATAGGTGAAAGTATCATCGTCATTCCTGAATTGGTCTAAAAAGCCTTCGACCTTTGACCACTCGTGGTAATCCACTGAAACTTTAATCGCTTTCATATCGTTATAATGTTTAATGTTATTGATGTGGGCAATCCCGGACTCGAACCGGGGACAATGGCTTCTATGGGTAAGTTTCGCCTGTTCTACCGTCTGAACTAATTGCCCGCCCGTCTTTCCGGGCTGCCAGTTAACCTGCAATCTTATTGCCTTAGAATAGTTCCACTTGATTCCTTGCGATAGTGTCGTAGAAATAACCGTTGGAGAAAAATGCCACCGCCAGACCGTCTTTGTTTATGATGTCTATTTGTGTATTGTAAATATTGCTTCCGTAGTGTATATCCAACGTACAGTTATTATGGCGTTCGTTACCTATTTTCACGCCACGCTTATTTTCAACCAGGCGTTCCGCCAAATACACTGCCTGGCGACTCTCTATATCCATTTCTTGCCAGCTACTACAACTGCCTGCCTTACGATTTACTTTCATATCCTTTGCTCTTTTTAAGTTTTACTTCTAAAATTCGTTTTTATGGTTGCCTTTTTATATCTTTGGTGCGTGTTCATATTTTAAACACATCGCAATATTACGGATAATTATCACAATAACAAAATATAATCGTGATTATTTTCACAAATATTTTTACACTATGATTGAAAGATTATCGCAATTTATACAGTATCAAGGAGTTAGCGTAAGAGCTTTTGAACAGTCGATTAATGCCAGTGATGGTATGATTAGGCGTGCTATTGCTAATAAGACAGATATTCAAAGTAAATGGCTTTCTGTAATAGCGGAAAATTATCCGAATTTGAACATTGACTGGCTTATTACCGGAAAAGGGAATATGCTTAAAGGAAAATTATCCGCAACTACAGAAAATGACAACGTAGACAAAACCGAAAAGTTAGACCTACCGTCTATTAATAACGAATATCAAGGAGCTCCATATTATAACATAGATTTTATTGGAGGGTTTGATATAGTTCTGAATAACCAAACAATCAATCCTGATTACTATATCAACTTTGCACCATATAATAAGCCTGGTGTTATCTGGTGCAACATTACCGGCCATTCAATGGAACCGGAATTAAACAATGGTGATTTTATTGCGATGAAAGAAATGACAGACCCCATTGAATACCTACCATACGGAGAAATATATGGGATAGTGACCGACAGTTACCGAACCGTAAAAAGAGTACGCATGTCTGACAGAAAGGGATTTATACGTTTAATACCGACAAACAAAAGTCCTGAGTACGGGGAACAGGAAATTCCAATCAGTATGATTCGAAAAGTGTTTGCTGTTTTAGGCAGTATGCACAGATTGTTTTGATTATTAGATGATTAAAAATAATAAAGGTGTATCAATAATATAATATAGGGTATTTTATGTATGCGAAAACCCTAAAAAACAATGTTTACAGAGTATTTTCGGACATTATATATATATAAATCGGTACTTAAATTATAGCGTTTTGCACAACCAAACGCACGACCATTTAACACATTTCGTTTTTGTTTTCATTATAATGCACGACCAAACGCACAACCAAGTGCACTACCAACACAAAAAAGGCGGTGTTCACAACCGTTCAAACCGGTTAGAACCCCGCCATTATAGGATCAGTCGTTTGAATACGACTTAAACACTAATAAAACAGCTATTTAGCCGCCCTTATCAAGTGCGATTGGATAATCATCGCCCGCTTGGTTATTTTACAGCTTCCATCGGTCATTCCGGCGTGTAGAAGGCTGCTTTTGGTAATCCCGACCTCTGCCTCAGAAAGCACGTCAAAGATGGCTGAGAGGCTGCCGAAATAGTAATTCTTCTTCTCGTAAAGCAAATGCACATGAATAACTTTTGTCATAACGTATTTGGTATTTTCTTTGTCGCAAATATACCAAATAATAATTATATGGAATAATCGAATAAATATTTTTCATGATCATAGCCAGAATCGGGAAAAAGAAAAGAGGCCGTTTAAAGCCCCTTTCTATATCCGGCGAAGAATCCGCCAACCACATAATAAAAACGCCCGTGTGCGCCCCATTTACGCCTTATACAGCCCAATATTAAACCTGTGTAAGCCCAGTGTAAAGCCAGGCGTTAAAACATCGTTCAAAACAGGCCGCCGGTGCAAGCCCAATGTAAAGCAAGTGTCACTTTTCGTTTTGCACGTTCATTCTTGCCTTTTCCTTGTAACTTATTGATATTCATGTATTATGCCTGTTTTTCTTATTCTGTAAGGTTTACACATTTCGTTTATCCCCCCTTAAATATATAGAGAACTATGCAGTATTAAACAAGAACATATTAATCAAAACCAAAAT